TATGTTCTGCATCTACTGAATACCAGGATATATCGAAGGCTATAGTATCTTCCCCTCCCGTATAGAAATAGAAAGGATTGTTACGTCCCATGGATTTAACTGCAGCCCATGTAGCAGCTGGTTCTACCCGTAACCTGTCTGGCCTGTTTTGAATCACTAAGCTTACAGCTGGTGATACATTCAGGTTAGCAATAACTATGTCGTTCTTTATCAGTTCGGAAGTCAACTTGTTTGCTACGGTATAATCTATGGACTTAGCCTTCAAAATCTGTTCAGGAGAAACCCCAGCTGTTTCAGCAGCTATACGATTCTGAGTCCAAGGGTCCTGAGCCTGAGCTAAAGAGAACGAACCCTTTCGGGCTACATGCAGATTCTTTGCGTCATGGGCTTTACCCGTCTTATTGGGTTCTGCCTTAGCCATTGGAGAAGTAGCCCTGTTTATGAGTATCAGGGCTCTCCATACTTTATTGAGAGGAGATTGGAATATCCTCCCTTGCTCAAGGTCAGCTACTTCTTGAGCTACTTTTCCTAAAGGTTTTCCTATGAGCGATGCCATGATTTATTAGTTTACTCCAGCAGCTACATTTATCTCTGAATCTCTTTCACCAAGGTACTCTTCTATAAATTTCTTGCCATCTACATTTACAGTTAAGTGAGTACCCTGATTACTTATATTATTGAGTTTATCAGTATATAATCCTAACATCTGTACTAACCATCGTATTTCCTGAATGGTTAATGCTTGAAGATTATCCTTTTGTTTATAACCTTCTCTACTAGCTTTGATAGCAGATGCTAAGTCATTGGTAGCTCTAGTATTCTCGTCTTGTGATGATTGATTATTCTTGAGGGCACTGTATATCATGGGCCCAACTATGGATATGCCAGTAATGGCCAATCCAAGTGGACCTCCAAACAAACCGAGTAATCGAGAGCCGAATCCCAGTATGCCTCTACCCACAGAAGCCAAAGCTCCTCGAGATGCCGCACCTGCTGCTGCCCCTGCAGCAGTACCCATTAAACCACGAGTCATCTGACCCGCATTGGTAGTAGTGACCATTGCAGCAGGTACTGGAGTCCATCCAGAAGCTCCCCTACCAGTTTGAGCATAGTATCTACCATTGGCTCCCATTTTTGCTGGAATATTACCATTATAGAAATAACCTGGTAATCCAGCCATACCCGCAACGGTAGCCGCACTTGCTCCGATACCAGCCTTCCTTTGAGCTATGATGGCTCTTTCCATGTTTAAGTAACCCTGAGCAGACATAGTGGCTTGAGACCAGCCGCCCATCATTAACCTTATCATGGTTTTGAAGGATACTTGAGAGTCACCATTCAGTAATAACCAACGTGCTCTCAGTCCCATCCAAATAGAACCTATCTTTAAACCAACTGCAGCTATAGCAGCAAATCCCGCTATCCATGGACCAAATGGAGTTGCCATTAGGTCACGAAGCTGAGATATGGCCCAACCGAGCATATCCAGAAATCCCATTATAATAGGATTCTTACCCAGGGCTTCACTGAAAGTAGTCATAAGGTTCTCGGCAGCAGATTGGATAATATCAATTTTACCTGCAAGGGTTTCCATTCGTTTCCCTACTACCTCTTCAGCAAATCCCGCAGAATTGTTT